GCTGTACCCATTTGCAATAGCATATTCACGAGTCGAACCCGCAAACACCTGTCCGCCGATCAAATTGATCGGCTTTAGCCCGTAAGGGGCGTCTACAACAGGATAAGCCATTTTTGACCTCGTTTAAGTTAAGTTCCTTTACCGAACGATACCTTTGAACGCTTCTCCGCAAAGAGTGGCATCCGAGCATCGCTCTCTCTCATAAAGTTGTTGTCTACAGCGTCCATGTTGGCTTTGGCAACATCGTTGAAGTGTTTGGTGCGTTGGTGTACAAACTCTTCAGGCATTTTGCAGAGCAACAATCCGTCGATCTCGATATTGTCTTTGAACCGACTATTTTCGTCGCGCATAAACATAAGGTTTGGCTGTTCTTCAATCCTTACCGGCTCCCATCCTTCTCTGAGTTTGGCAGAGATATTCTTGGGGTCAGCTTTCCCAAGCGAAGATACGCGTACCCAACGAGGTACATATCCAGGCATTGGTTCAACTTCAGGTAGGACATCAGCACGCTTCCACTGTTTAGGGCGAGCGGACTTCTCTCGGTTCTCAACTTCTCTGGATAAACGATTTTCAGCCATTTGCACGCTCCAATTTCAATTGTTCCTTCACATACTGTTCAGGAGTTATCCCCATCTTTTTGATGACATTAAGTTGGGATTGACTAAGTTTGACCTTTTTGGAGGTCGTACTACGAGAAACAGGAGCTACAACAGTAGCTGGTCTTTCTGTACGTGCTGGAGGTGATTTTGTCTCAGGCTCAGCAGGTTCATCTCCCCATTCATACTCGGGGAACCTCTTACGCATCGTCTTATCAACGATTTCCCAGTACTCGTCAGATCCTTCAAACGCTGCACCACGTTCCCTGATCAGTTTGTTGTTTAGACCAAGTGCGGCAGCAGTCATTTCATCATCTGATCCAAACCACGTATTTTGTCTACGCCATGAATCAGTTTTAGGATCTAATCTCGGAGCCTGTGGCTGCGATTGAGGTAAATTTACTTCAGTTTCTTGCGATTGTACAGGGGGTTTGTATCCTTTTAATCGCTCAAGTCTATAAGTTGCTTCATTTAACTGCTTTTGTGCTTCTAATAATCGATCTGAATCGCCCGCTTCATAAGCTTCTTTATAAGCTTTTTCAGCATTTTTAAGTTCTAGTTCCACAGCATTTTTAGCTGTATTAACTAAATGTCCTTCGTTTTCGGTCACTTTAGAACGAAGCGTTTTAATTTCATTTTGCAGTTTCTGTGCTACTTCTAGCGCAGCTTGCTGCTCACGCACCGCTCGTTCTTTTTCACGACGTTCGTCGTGCCAGACCTTCTTCATCTGCTTGAGTCGTACTTTAACTTTCTCGGAGTACTCTTCAAGCTCATCGTCCTCAAGTTCTTTAACTAATTCCTTGGGTAACGGCTCCCGCCCACGATCTTCAGGGGGCGTATCGTCTTCGATCTCAATTTCAAAATCAGTGTTGGCGTTTTCTTGCTCAGCCATTTTTAAACCCCTTATGCGCGACTAATGCCGCGAGGATCTTCTACAACCCCCTCGACAGAGTCATCGTTAATAATGCGAAATTCCCTTCCATGAATCTTCAGGCGTGTGCCTGCATGGGGGCGAACCAGTACAAAATCACCAACTTTGCAATACGGCCCTGATGGGAATCGCTTCTCATCCTTGTATGCGTCTGGCCCCATTTTGACGACAAATAGCACCGTAGTTAGTAACTCTTCATGATGCATAGTGACTTCGGCTTTAATTAAGCCGGTATCAAACTTGTCTTCAATTTCTGGGATCGCACACAAAATCCGATACCCTGATGGTTCGGGGAGTTGTCGCGCTTTTTCTTCGGCGGTTTCCGGCAATACCGTCGCAGAGCCGCTTGTAGACCCTACTAGGAGTTCACTCATCGTCGTCACTCATCCTTTCTAACATATCGGCAAGATACCCTTGCGCTATTGCAATTCCACGCATCACACCGCATTGAAAGCGATAATCCGCGTGGTCCTTTGCCAACCCCTGCGCTAGAACTTCAGCTAAATGCTTTTGTTCATCGACGCAGCGGCTGATCAAATGCCGTAAAACCTTCTCAGACTCTGTCATTTATTCCCCTTTTTTGTCTCAACAGCCTTAGCAGTTGTCTGTTCTCGTTGTTGCTGCATTGCAGCAATATTTCGAGCTATATCAGCACCAATCCGTGTACCTTCTATCTCGTTACGGACAGCTTCAACACCTTGCTGGAACTCCTGTTCCATCTGATCTTTGGCGATTTGAGCACCCAATCGGGCACCGTCCATCTCCATTTGTGACTGAATCCGCATACGCTCAGTCTCGATCTGGGCTGCTTTAAGCTGGGCATCCGTCTGATCTTTAACTGTTTTGCGTTGCAGTTCTTGAGCTTGGAGTTGAAGTTCTTGTTGCTGCATCTGCACAATTGGGTCTTGTGCGGCTTGCTGTGCTTGCTGTTGTTGAACCATCGCCTGATTAGCTTGCAAGAGTTTCTGTGCTCCTGCGGCAGCAAGTCTGGAGATCTCGACCTCCATATCTTCAGGTAGTTCTTCGTTAGGTGCAGGGTAGGGAACCCCGAGTTTGTCTTCGATGTTCTTACGATATTGAAAGGCAAAGTGTTGGGCAATATGCGCCATAAATGCTGCTTGCATAGCCTGAGCGTTTGGACTCTGACCAAGTATTTGAGCAGTGGTGGGGTCTTGCAGTGCAGACATATGCACTGTGATGTGCGCGGCGTGATCTTGGTAGATAAACGCCTTGACTGGCTTGCCTTGGAACATATCCATGTTCTCAGATACAGGGTCAGTCGGTTTCATATCATCTTCCATCGGCACAAGCTTCTCGGCGTTCTTGATACCGAGAACCTCTAACATCTGCCTATGAAGATAGGGTAAGTCATATAACTGCGGTGCTGTCTGCGCTAACTGCATAACCGCTTGGTACTGCACTACTTTCTGACTCATTGTCGCTGCGTTCGGGTCACTGACCGGAATCACATCAACGTTGTCGTAGTCTGATTTCTTAGCCCTTGGCCTACCGTCTTCCGGCTCGTAGTCGTAAGACTCAGGTGTGTAATCAGCGATGATGGTTTTTAAGAGCCGGAACTCCTGCTTCATCGCGTAGTGAATCCGCGCCTGAACCGCCGACATAACCTTTAGTGTGCGCTCCAGTATGGCTAGCGTAGTCCCAACTGGAGACTGAGCCGACATATCAGAGACTTTAAGATCAGCAGCGGAGGCGAACCTACGCCCCTCGTCAATAATCTTATCCATCAACCCAGCTAAAACTTGGGACGGCTCCTTATATGGGAGCGGCATGATGTTGTCTTTGAGCGCACCCGAGGCTATATCTACATCGCGCCATTCAGCCGGAGCAAACGGCGTGTCATCGCCTTTAGTACGCATCCCCTTGGTCTTAAACCCACCAGGAAGATTAGCGAGTGAGCCTGCGTCTACAAGCTGACGAAGAATCGATGTACCTGACTTAGCAAACCCACCGATTAAATGGATAAGCCCAAAGGCATAAAACCCAAAGCCTGGAACATAAGGGTAATGAACAAAGTGCTGACGCTTCTTCTTTAACTCATCGTCTGGGTTCCAATTACGCCTAATTGCTAAGATCTTGCTGTTTGATTTCTCAATCGTAATGACATATGGAACAGCCAGCCCAGTCTCTTTACCGTCTTCATCTTTGTCAGGAAAGCCCGGAAGATCAAGGGTTACGTGCATTTCTAAGAGCTTGTAACGGTTATCGGTTGTTGCCCTGAACCCCATCTTTTCTGCGATCTTTTTCTCTACTTCATCAAGCGAATCGCTAGGATCTTCAAGCTCTACATCAACATAGAACCCACTCTCCATCAGCCGCTCTAACTCGTTTTTAGTCTTACGCATAACATGCGTAACACGCTCGGCTGTCTCAATATTCGCAGCACCATATGGCACCACAAGATCATCAGCCGACACATACATCGCCGTCTGCCGATCAAGTCCTGGGTCAAAATAGATTTTCTTAAACGCATTACCAGCCAGCCCCAACCCCCACAGCATCTTCTCGTGCTCAGGTCTGTATTCAATCATCACATCGGTAAGCTGGTGGTTCATATCCGCCTGCACACGGGAAGCGGACTCTTTTTTCTCTTTAGTTTCTTCACCAATAATTTTGGTACGTACTGGGCCTTGTGCTGGAAATGTTTCCATGATGGTTTCAGCTTGAAACTTCACCACAGCTTCAGTCAGCAGGGGGTGATACACACCACAAGCTCCGGGCCAAGGCTCCGTACGGTCTTCAACCTTAAGTCCTAACAGATCAAGCCCATCGACGTAGGTCTGCATCCAGTCTTTACGGGATGAAATGTCATCTTCAAAATCACTACATAAATCTTCAGCTAGTGTGGCTAGCTCTTTAGCATCCATCTTCTCAGCGAGGTTGTCGTTAAACCCATCATCCCCGTCTTCCTTACCAATAACAATCTCTAGCCCGCCCAGGCCAATAGCAACAGACTCGGGGTCTTCGATCTCAATCTCGATGTCTGGCTCCATGACCAGACCTTCGTTCTGTAATCCCAAGGGCGCTTGGTTTAACGCTTTGTCAAAAAAGCTTGTAGCCATGATCTATCCTTAATAGTAGGCGTATTGGTTTTTACGCCTGTACATCAACGGTTCTTCAGGCTGATCGGATGGCAGTCTGATAAACCCGCCGTTTCTAAAACGCATTAATGCTTGCGTCGTGGAGTCAACCAAGTCGTCGTTTGTACCACTAGGAAAGTCGTTGCATTCTTCAATAACTTCCTTGGCCCAACGTTTATCTGGTGCCCATACAATCCCAGAGGCAAATAAATCAGTGACAGAGTTGACCCTGGCAATCTTATCCTGTCCTTTACTTGGCGTGAACTCCTGTAGCGGTAGCCCCATCCTACGGATTTCTTGATAAAGCGCAGCGCCGTTGGATTTCTTCTCAACAATAAATGAGTCTGGCTCCCATTCCTTGTATTCTTCAAACACCATCTTTTTAAGTTCTGGGTACTCCAGCCGTTTCTTAATAGCATTTAATAGGATGATGTTGTAATTCTTTACTTCTTCATTAAAAAACACGCCCCATACAGTCAAGGCGTTGTAGTCAGCCCTATTGTTGTTTTCTTGAGCGGCGTCCAAAGACATAATGATGTATTCACAGTCAGGAGGGTCATCTTTCTCCCAAATCTGCCACCATTCACGTTTAATAAGTGCGCCTTCTTCAGCAGTCGGGTCTTGCATGTACTGGGCTTGCCAGTAGCGAGGATCAAGTGAGGCTTTTTTGGCATTTAATTCTTCAACAGGCCAAAATTCAGGCCAAAGTGGGTTGCCGCTTGGCAAAATGGCAGGAAATTCCACAACTTCCCACTGTTCTGCATCCTCATTTTTGGACATGTGGTTAATAACCTGACCGGTTAGATCAAGCTTCGACCATCGTGTCATCACAATAATAATAGCGCCCCCAGGCATAAGACGCTGAATAGGACCAGACTGAAACCACTCCCAAGCGGGAAGAAAAACGTCTGCTCGCCCC